AAGATCGTGAAGAAGACCTAAAAATTTTGGCAAAGTATTTTTCATCTGGCGAAGAGAGACAAAAGATCCAACAACTTCTCGATGATTTGCCAATTGTAAAAAGGCTCGTTGCATTGAGAGCATTTTGGTAATGAAAATTGGCAACATTGAGCTTGGCGAGTGGGAACTTGACGAGCCAAGGATAGTTAGAAAACAAAATATCATTAGTGATGGCTACGGAATACTTACTTATCCAACAGTTGGAATATCAGTATCACGATTTATTGGCGAGGTTGATGCGCTCGAATTAATAATGAAATTCTGCTATATTATCGAGTTTTATGGAAATCTATATTTTTTGGCTCCGTTATATGATGGTCCAGCGAGCTTCGGATCGTGCGAGGAAGCGATGACATACGCCGATAATTTTTTGGCTCGAATGGACAAATTACAGGCATTTTGGTGATAGATGAAAGTATTAATTCTTGGAGATCCACATCTTGGTCGCGGAAGCACCTTGGGCAAATCTGGTCTTGGCTCGACACTTAATAGCCGAATTGTTGATCAACTAAATCTGCTGGATCACGTTTTAGAACGAGCAGTAGATACTCATGTTGAACATATTATTATTACTGGTGACGTATTCGAGGAACCAAAGCCAGCAATTAATCTTATTACGCTGTTTATTTCTTGGTTAAAGAGCTGCCAAGCACACGGAATAACTACTCACATTATACTTGGCAATCATGATTGTTTGCGATCTGGTTCTGTATATACTTCACCTCTCGATATTTTAAGTGAAGCAGAATTAGAAGGAGTTAATGTTTATAAAGATATCGATACAATATTTATCGATACAGCCGCTTTTACGTTAGTTCCGTTTCGTGATAGAAAATCGTTCTATGTCGGCTCTAATGCAGAGGCCGTAAAACTTATTCGTGATAGTCTTGTTTATGAGCTTGCTAGTATTCCAGAGACGTATCATAAGCTCTTGATTGGGCATCTTGCTATTGAAGGATCAATTCCAGTTGGTGATGAGATTGATGATCTCACAAATGAATTATTCTGTCCTTTTGATATGTTTAAGGGATATGATCATGTTTGGATGGGGCATGTTCATAAACCGCAAGTTATGAAAAAGAAAAAACCATATATAGCCCATATTGGTTCTATGGATATTTCTAATTTTGGCGAGACAGATCAAAAGAAGCATATTGTTATTTTTGATTGTATAAATTATGAATGGGATATTGAATATCTTCCAACAAGACCGCTTCAGAAGATTGTTATTAATGTTCCAAAAGATACGGAAGATACAACAGATTACGTAATCAAGCAGATAAAGAAAGCAGGAGTAGAAGAGAAAGGGATTATTAGAATAGAGGTTGCGCTAACATCACCAGACCTAAAGTCGGTAAATAAGTCTATAATTGATAAATTCTTAATTAAGAACGGGGCTTTTACTGTTAATGGTATTTCAGAGTCCAAAAAGATTAGCTTAATCAAAAAGGATGATGAGAACACAATTGATACAGAAATGGATGAAACTGCGGCTATTAAAACATATGCTATTGCACATGTTGAAGAAGAAAATAGACAAAACTTCATAGATTTATCATTAGACATATTAGGGCAGTTTAGAGCGGAGTCTAAAGAATGAGGATTTTACGTCTTTATATACAAAATTTTATGTGTTATGATAACGCATATATTGATTTCACGCAATTTAGTTCGGCATTAATTGTTGGTAAAAAAGAGCATAATGATGACGTATCAAATGGTGTTGGCAAAACAACAATGTTTAAGGCCATAGAATATTGCCTTTTTAATCATGCAGATATTAAATTAGAAGATATTATCCGTGATGATACCGATATATGTAGCGTTACGGTTGATTTCATTGTAGATAATCAAGAATATAGAATTACGCGTAAGCGCACCAGAAAAGGTGCAACCGATGTCACGCTTTATAAACGCACAGCTTTAGATGGCGAAGATGAAGAGGCGCTTTACTCTATCATAAATGATGGATACATTCCTTTATCTGATGAAATGTATTGGAAAGATACATCTGGTCGTAGAGCCGGAGATACCGAAAAAGAAATTTGTAAGCTTCTCAAAATTAATGTGAAATCGTTTAGAATTTTCGTGCATTTTGTGCAAGGAGATTTCTCTGGCCTAACAACGGCAACGCCAGAAAAACGAAAGGCAATCTTACGTGATGCGCTTAATCTTGCTATCTATCCAAAATTAGAGAAAATTGCAAAAGAGCAGGCTAGCGTAATTAACAAAGAAATTACAAAGCTTAATACGCTGCTTGAAGCAATAGGTAATCCAGAGAATGAACTTTCAGACCTAGAAAAGAAGCTTATAGAAATCGATCAAGATATTGATAATAAGTCATCAAAAATGACAGATTTAGATGAGCTGCGCACTCAGATTACTGAAAAAATCAATTTGCTAACTAACGATCATTCCAATTTGGAAGGTAAGTTTTCTGCCCTTCTTGTAAAAGAAAAGACCTTAAAAGCAGACCAGAGCAAGATTGAAACTCTTATTAAAGAGTTCGCTACAAAAAAGGCAAATATCATTAAAGTTGCAGAAGAAATTGTTAATCAGGTCAAAGGGCTTGAAGCAACACAATTAGAGTTAATCAAAATTGATTTTAATCAAATTGGTGTTTTATCTGAGCAAATTGTTCAGAATAAAGAAAAGATTGCACAAAATAATCTTACAATTAAGAACGATACAGTTCGTTGTGAAAAGTTGAAGAGACCCATCCCGGTGGGAGGCGAGTGCGAGAACTGTCGTCAAGTAATCACAGAAGAACATAGGAAAATCTGCCAGCAGAAGATCGATGAAGAGCTTAAGGAGCGCCTGGTCAATATACAAAATTGTGCCAAGGCTACTGGCGCCCTAAATGCGCAAAATATAGATTTTCAGCAAAAGATTAATACCATAGCTGAATCAAAAAAGCGTCTTGAAAATATTAATATAGAGATTATTGCAAAGAAAAAAGAAATTGTAGATAAGCGATCATTCCACGATGAGTTCCAAAACTCATTGAAAAAATATACACAAGAACTTTTAGATAAAAATAAAGAGCTTGAACAGATTTCAATAGATATAGATAATTCTTCTCTTAAAGAAGCGAATGTTATTCAAGAACAAATTAAACAGGAAAAACAAAATCTCATAATCAATAGCAATCAAATTGCTGCTCTAAATAAAGAAATCGTCCTTTTGAGTAATAATAAAGCCGTTACTCAACATAATATAAAGCGTCGTAAAGATGATAAGACGAAGAAAACCGGATACATCAAAAATCGGATGGATTTAGAGAAGCAACTTGAAACTTATCCTCTTGTTATTGAGGCGTTTTCAAGCTCAGGCATTCCTAATCTAATTATTCAGAATGTTCTGGATGATTTACAAGTTGAAGCCAATGATCTTCTTGCTCAATTAAAGCCGGGACTTCAGTTATCATTTTCTATTGAGAAAACAGTAGAAAAAACTGGAGACCAGGCAGATACGTTAGACATAAATTATACGGTTAATGGCAAAAAACGATATTATGAAAATCTTTCTGGCGCTATGAAATTGGCCGTAACATTTAGCTTAAAACTTGGGTTATCATTCTTATTACAAAAGATGATGGGCGTTAATATTCAATTCTTACTTTTAGACGAAATTGATCCGTCTCTTGACAAGTCAAGTGTTGATGCATTTGCAGATATCGTAAAGTTTTTCCAAAAAGACTTTACAATTTTGGTCATTACTCATAATGATAGACTAAAAGATAAGTTTAAGAATTATATTTTGGTGGAGCAAGATATAAATATGGTTAGTAAGGCACGAGTTGTCTCATCTTGGTAAAAAAGGATCACATGTATAAAATCGCTATATCTGGCCGCGCAAATACTGGTAAAAATACTCTTGGCAAAATGATTGTCAAAGAATTACGACAGAAAACTGGCAAAAATCTATCGGTGTCATATATGGCACTTGCTAATCCCATTAAATCAATGGCGTATGTAATGTTCCCATCGATACCAAAGAAATGGCTATATGGCCCTTCTGAGTTTAGAAGCGAGATAATTCCTGGAGCATTTAAGGATGGAAAACCACTTACAGTTCGGCAGGTATTATTTGATATTGGGACTCTCCTTGGCAGAGGATATAAAGATGATGTCTGGTTGGATAATTTTGATGAAATTTTACGTCAAAATGCAAAATCAAATATTATAGTTGTTCCAGATGAACGATTTAGAAATGAATTCGATCATCTTAAAGCAAAAGGTTTTTATCAGATTAGATTATATCGGCCAACAGATGAACCAATAATTAATCACATTAGCGAAACTGGCCAAGAGGCAATTAAGGATTCTGAATTTGATTTTGTCATTCATAATGATAAATCGTTAAAGCACCTTAGAAAGCTTATTTCCACAGAAATAGTGCCACTATTGGTAGATAATTAATGTCATATTCTCGTATTGAGATATGAGTGTCGATGGACTAAAAAAGGAGTTTGTTCCAAAATATCTTGCAGTTGGAGAACAGAAGTTCTATAATTTTCTCTTGACCTATGCACTGAATAAACTGATAAGTATTGAAAAAGGCTCATATACTGGAGAATCTCCTGAATTAGAGTTTCTCGATTATTATGAACGTTTTATGATCTTGTATAGAAGAGAAGGCGAAGATGTTTGCCTTGATTTGGCCCGCGTTTTTCGTAAGGCTGCTCACAAAATCTATAGAGTTCTGCTTAAAAAGAATAAGACCGAAAGAAACCTAAAATTCCTTAATTTGGTGTCCTAAATGACCGTTTTATCTATCATAATTACAGAATCAAAACAACAGGTAGTATCTGGCATACCTAAGTCTGTCTGTATTAACACCAATATACATTCTAATATTTATTACACATTAGATGGGACAACACCAACTCAATATTCGACAAATTATACTGGTGACATATATTTACCATATAATGTGCAATGTGTAATATTAAGTGTGCTTGCAGTAAGCGGATCAATATCTGCTTCATTGGTCGAAACATATATAACAGATGCGGTTGATGGAAACGTGCGTTTGCCACATGCTGCGACAACAGCAAGACCTGGAGCACTGCTTCCAAATACGTTTCCATATGGAAGCCCAGGATATCAGGTCAATCAAAAATTCTTAAATCCTGCTGACGCTAGTGTTACAGTATATAATCAAGATTGTCCAGCTGCAGCTAATATGGCTGATGGTAATGTTACATACTCTGATCAAGCAATCACCGTAGGTGGCAATACATTTTATCCACCACTACAAATCTTGAATGATGGATATACAAATGAGCCATATAATTCATGCAATTATCAAATTACATATAGCACGTCTGACAAAGAAGGCGAAACTGGCCCTAATAAAGGTAATGTCCCAACAGAAACAGCAGTAATGTATCCGGCGGCTATACCTGAGCAGTCAAATGAATTTACAATGACATTTGATCCAAGAGCACTTGTTATCTTCCAAGATTTTAGAAACCAAAATCCAGAAGACCCGGTGCAGGTTAATAGACAATTTTTCTCTCTTGAAGATCCTAATAAAGCAAGAGATGGTGTTTATTACTACAATACTGGACAGGATGCAACTGCACCTCCAAGCGGCTCTTTTATAAGCGCACACTATAATCCAACTACAAATACAGACACATATTACTACCGTGATAGTTGGTCTAATCGTTGGATTATATCTACGTCTGAACATATTCCGTCACCAAACGCATTTGATAATAATCTATCTCAGATGCCTGTTGGTAGAAATCCACATGTTTATGAGTGGCTGACTTTTACAAGACGCGTTCTATTCTAAATATTAAAAGCAAGAGAAGTAAGATAGTGAATATTAAATTTGGCAACATAGATCTAGAAGAATGGTTTTTTGATAAAAGCTATTGGGGGTGGTGTCGCGATGGTGCCGAATCAGAAAATCAGTTTATTATGGTTGAAGTACATTATTCAGATTGTTATAAAGGGTGGATAGTAGAATTTTATGGAGCATTAGATTATTTATCCTCTGTTTATTGTGGCCCTGAAAGTTTTCACACCGCCCGACAGGCCAAAGATTTTGTCGATAATTTTTTAATTCGTATGAATAAGCTCCGGGCCTTCATCTGATATATAGGATCATACACTTTATGAAGAAAAGAAAAATTATGCAAGACGAATTGCGACTTTCAGTTAGCAAATGTAAAACATTTAATCAATGTAAGAAACAATATGAATTCAATTATATATTGAAATTTCCACAAAAAGAAAGAGATTATTTAACAACTGGCAAATTCTGTCATATGGTTCTTGAATTTTTTCACAAACAGTATATTGATGGATGTTTGTTGCCATATAATATTGCAATGACTGATGCTTTTAAGTTAGCCAAAGAAGAATATAAAGACAATATGACTAAAGAAATGATCAAAGAGTGTTGGAATATTATTGATCAGTATTTGCAAATAATATCGAAAAATAAAATAATGCCAAACGTTTTGTCTGTTGAGCGACGCTTCGAGTTTCCAATTAAAAATAATATTATTTTGACGGGCGCCATTGACAAAGTCGTGCTTGATGACGATAATATTTGTCACGTGCATGACTACAAAACGACAAAAAATAAAAAATACTTACAAAATGATTGGTTTCAGCTACTTACATATGCTTATATTTTGCTTCAAGAAGATCCGTCAATCAAAAAGGTTCGGGGATCGTATATTCTTTTGAGACACAATTTTGAGGCGATAACCAAAGAGTTTGATATAAAAGAGATTAAGACGGTTGCAAAAAAGTTTGAGAAGTATGCTGAAGATATAAGAAAAGAAACGGAATTTACACCGAATCCATCGCCGCTTTGCGAATACTGCTCATTCTTAGATCATTGTCCAGAAGGCAAGAGTAAAGTTAGTTGCAAACAAGACGTTTATGGCGAAGTTGCTTGGTAAAAAGGAAAATAAATTGAAGGCTTTTTGGTAAAGGATATATATGCAAAACACATATTGTACAATTTATTTATTACGTAATAAGTATAATAACAAAGTTTATGTTGGACAAACTTGGGTTTCTTTACCAGATCGATTTAATAATGGTTATGGATATATAAACTGTTCTTATCTGTATAATGCTATACAAAAATATGGAAAAGATAATTTTGAGTATGAAGTAATTGCTATATGTAGTGACCAAAATATTGCTAACTATTTAGAAGATTGCTATATTAATTTCTATCATAGTAGAGATCAAACATATGGATACAATATAAAAACAGGCGGAAGTAATGGTAAGCTTTCAGAAGAAACTAAAAAGAAAATATCAGAAAGTTTAATGGGAGTCAATACTTGGACGAAAGGACGACCAGTTTCAGAAGAAACTCGACGGAAACATTCTCAAAATATGATTGGCAAGAATGTTGGTAATATATTATCTGATGAAACAAAAAAGAAAATGTCTGTGGCAAGAAAAGGCAAGCCATCGCCAAATAAAGGTAAAGTAATGTCTGCTGAGTCTAAACAAAAGATGTCAGAATCACAAAAATGTAATCATAATAAGCTTGGTAAGAAAGAATCAGAAGAAACTAAGGCCAGAAAACGTAAAAGTGGCCCCAAAGGTAAAACGTGGAAAATTATAGATGGTAAAAGAGTTTGGATATCTAAACAGGAGAATAAGTAATATGAATATTATTGTAGAGGAACTAGAACAATGTAAGTTAGCCGTTCATTATGAGGCCGATGCAGAAGAAATTAAAACCAAAAAGGTGGAGGTTGTAAATCTATTTAAGGGTGCTCCCGTAAAAGGATTTAGACAAGGCCATGCCCCGATGGACGCCATTCGCCTTTGCTATGCGAAGCAGATTGATTCTTCATTGAAGCAGGCCCTTGCAGAAGATTCTTTCCATAACACTGTATTTGAGAAGAAACTAAAGCCACATGGTCCGCCAAAATTTAATGCAGTTTCATTAGAGAATAACAAGTTCTCATGCGATTTCGAGATGCTAACAAAACCAGATTTCACACTTTGTGAGTGGAAGAATTTTGAGATTCCCAAGCCCCCACAAGAGCATACAACAGAGGAAGTTACTGAAAAGATGCTTCAAGAGCTACGAGTTCGTCTTGGCGATATGATTCCATATTCTGAAACAGATTTTGTTCAGATGGGCGATAATGTTGTTGTAAATTATGAGGCAACATTAGATGGACAAATTCTTGATAGCCTTTCTACAAAAGAAGAAATGATTGTTATTGGGGCAAATCCTCTCAAAGGATGGGACGATAATCTTCTTGGAATGATAAGTGGAGAAACAAGAGAATTTGATTTTATTGCCCCTCCAGATGGTCTTCCGTCATTATCCGGTAAGAATATTCACTTTACAGTTACTGTTGTAACTGGAACCAAGTCAATTCCTTGCGCGTTAGATGACGAACTAGCAAAGAAGTTCAATAAAAAAGATTTCAATGAGTTGCGAGAATTTTGTGCCCAAGCCTCTTTCGTAAGAGTTGAAAACTTTAATAAAGCAAAAATTCGTGAAGCCATTTCTAAGAGAATGGTGGCAGAGACCAACATTAGCGTTCCAAATTGGATGTCTATATCAGAAGCACAATATCTTGCGCAGCAGTCTAATTTAGACTGGAATAATATGATAGATATAGATAAGGAAAAAATTATTGGCATGGCTGAACAAAATGTTAAGCTTGCATTAATTTTGGATAAGATTAGAGAAGATGAGATAGATGCGCAGCTTAGTGATCAAGAAGTTTTTGAGATTATTAAGCGTAATCTAATGCAGACACAGAAGGCACAAGATATTGATGGAGCGATCCAACAATTACAGAAGACAGGATATTTACAAATTATGTTTTCACGCATAAAAGATGAAAATACTATATCTTTTATACTGAAGAATATCAAAATTATAGAATAAAAATAGTTTAAATATATAAATAATTTTGTATAGTTATGTGAAAAAACTAACCACTAATGAGTTCATTGAAAAAGCTAAAATTATACATGACAATAGGTATGATTATTCGAAAACCATATATATTAATGCACATAATAAGATAATTGTTATATGCCCAGAACATGGAGAATTTTATCCTATAGCCAATAATCATATAATTGGTAAAGGATGTAGGCAATGTTGGTTTGATAGTCGAATAAAAATATCGACAGTTTTTATAAATGAAGCTCGCGCTATTCACGGAGATAAATATGATTATTCTAAAATCATTTATTCTCGCAATAATAAGAATATAGAAATTATATGTCCAGTACATGGTTCATTTTGGCAGTCGCCATCTAATCATTTAAAAACCGGTGGTTGCAGAAAATGTGGTGACATATCTGCCAGTCAAACACTTCTCTTTTCTACAAAAGATTTTATAGAAAAAGCAAATATTGTACATAATAATAAATATGATTACTCATTAGTTAATTATACCGGAAGCCATAATATAGTTAAAATAATTTGTGGCTTACACGGTATGTTTAAACAGCAAGCAAGTGGTCATTTGCTTGGTAAGCGATGCAAAATGTGTGCAATTGAAAGTTCAAAACTAACTACAGATGAATTTATTATAAGAGCAAATATTGTGCATAATAATAAATATGATTATAGTTTAACTAACTATAATGCAAGTTGTAAAAAAGTTATTATCATTTGTCATAATCATAGCAAGCCTGCACAATTTACGCAATCTGCATCAAATCATTTAGCCGGAAGTGGATGCCCAAAATGTGGGCATTTTGTTTCTAAGTCAGAGACAAAGTGGTTAGATAGTTTATATATTCCAGATAAATATCGACACAAGACGATTATGATTGATAAAAAAAGATATAACGTTGATGCATTTGATCCCATTAAAAACATTATATATGAATTTTATGGTGATTATTGGCATGGTAATCCGATTAAATATAATCAGGATGTTTTACATCCAAGTTTTAATGGCTTAACTTATGGAGACATATATTTTAATACTATTAAAAGAGAACAAGATCTTATATCACAAGGATATAGATTGATAACAATATGGGAAAATGATTTTCATAGTAAAAATAGTTGATTGAAAGGTAAGAAGCAAATGAGTAAGACAACAAAAGACGACGATACAATGCCATCAACATTTCCAAAGAAATGGGCAAAGGTATTAAAGGGAATGCCAGATTTTCAAGAAACGGCAGATGCTGCAAGCATAGAAGATCTAAAGAAGACAATCGTAACTGCAGAAGGCAACGTTTCAACCATTGAGAAGGCACTGTCCGAAGATGTTAAGATTAATGCGGCAAAAGAAATCATCAAGGATTTATCCGCTCCATATCGAGATGCACTAAAATGCCAAATGGCAAAAATTAAGTATGCAATTTTCTTGCTTGAGGGTAAGGGAGTTGATGTAGGTGATGTAGATACAGATGATGATGAGGATTAATGAAGATTGATCGATATGTTATTCAGGCATGTTGTAAGAAGGTGCAAATAGTTTTTAGACTTGATAGACCAATTACTTTATCATTGATCGAGATATTTAAGAACAATGGATTTAAGGAACTTGCACATTTTACAAAAGCTGGCTTAATGTATGTAGAAAATGCAGACGGAGTAGTCTCTGGACCAATAGGTGCAGACAAGCTAAACGTTAAATGCAAAAAAGATAATTGCGAGCCTTTTCTGAATAATATCGAACAGTTATTAATCTCAATACCATAGCAAATTCGTGTATGCCATATAAACATATAGTAAAAACATAGTATGTTTATATGGCGACCCGAGATACAACAACCAAGATCGCGACCAATTTTGACTATATTATGACCGCGTATCATGAATCCGGCCATACAATCTATGCTTTACTGCATTTTATGCAAGTAAATTATGTTTTAGTATTTGAGAATAAAGAATTATCAAGAATTGATGGTCTAACATATTATAATTATCCAAGTCAATTGGATTCAATTATAGAAGAAGATCTTTCAGACTTGGTTATTAGATATGAGGTCGGTATTAATTATGCCGGCCTTATTTCTGAAAAAATTCTACTACAAAGTATTTCTGGTTCATCTAAAACTCCGTTATTCGTGAGTGAAGGTTCAGCAGACGATAATAAAACAGCAAGAGGTCTAATTAAAAAATACAATCTTGCCAATCCAGGCAAGCAAAGGAGCAAATATAAACAAGAGTTATTGCAAGAGATCAGGCACGAACTTTATGAGTATTGGGATGATGTAATATTAGTTTCCCATGCACTTTTTGCCAAACATAAGCTGGCATTCGATGATCTACAAAATTTATTGACGAAAAGATCTAAAAATAAATCATTCTGGAAAGAACAATTTAAGAAAATAAATTGCCTCTACGATCCGGCCCTTGACATCAAAAATCTAAGATTTATATTGTCAGTAAGCGAGAATTAACACCGTATTCCCTGGCATCAAACACGCGATCTATCCTATTAGATCGAAAATTCCCCTTGACTGTGGGTCAGATGTTTAGTTGTTACAATACACAACCAATATCGGAGGTCATATATGACCGACTTTGTATCATTACATAATCAGACTTCATTCTCACTATTAGATAGCCTTATTGAGCCAAAAGCGTTATTTAAGCGCGCAAAAGAGCTGGGACAAACAGCCATTGCGATTACAGATCATGGATCTCTTGCCGCAACTTGGAGTGCTTGGAAAGCTTCCCAAGAAGTTGGAATTAAGCTTATTATAGGCTGTGAATTTTATTTCCAAGATGATGTAAATGTTATTGACGATAAATTTCGTCATGTTATTCTGCTCGCCAAGAATGCAACGGGCTATAAAAATCTTCTAACTCTTAATCGAAAAGGATTCGATACCAACTGTTCAATTGGTAAGCGAGTTTATTCTGTCATTGATTGGGAAATGCTTGAAAAGTATTCAGATGGCCTGATTTGCTTGACTGCGTGTGGCAATGGTATTATTAGCCAACTTTTGATGAAGCATAATTTGGATGCCGCTACTACCGCCCTTATTAAACTACGTGATATTTTTGGCGATGACCTTGGAATTGAAGTTCAGCCAAATAATATGAAACGTGGCTCAAATATCTACAACGACGAAATAGATCAATTTTTCTTAAATCGTCAGCTTATTAATCTTGGGC